CGCGAGATTGACGACCTCCTCGTCAGCGCCCAGGCCCGGGCCGAGCTGCTGCCGGAGTCGTCCGACCGGATCGAGGAGTGCGGCCAGGTGATCCTCGGCTTCCGGCTGGAGTTGGCGCGCCGGGCGGTCGCCGACCTGCTGGCCTACCAGTCTCCGGCCCGGGTGGTAACCGGGCCGGCCCAGACCGCGCGGGGAGGCGCGGACCGTGCTGGGGAGCCGCCACTCCCCGGCGCGGGATTCCGCTGCGAGGGCTGCGCGGGGACGTGCCAGTCGCGGCTCGACTGCCTCGGCCAGCCGGTCCGGGTGCCGTTCTCCCTGCCGCGGACGAAGCCGTTCGAGATCGGCCGTGGCCCGCTGTACGACGTGCTGCCGGGGCGGTCGTCGTGACGCTGCGGCCGGCACGAGACAAGGGCAAGTCGGGATCTCACCCGACGTTGCTGCTGGGCCCGCTGTCGCGGAAGTGCCCGACCTGCGAAGCGGCGGTCGGCGTGCGCTGCACGAAGAAGCTGCGCCCGTGGGAGCCGCGCTCCCCGTGCCCGGCGCGCAAGAAGGCCTGACGCAAGCGCGGGCCGCCCGTCCGACCGGGTGGCCCGCCGGATCAACCCTCCCACCTCTGAAAGGACGATCCATGACCACCGTACGCGAGACGAAGCGGGCGGCCCAGATCGCGGCCATTCACGGACTCGCCGATTGGCTGGCCGAGCACCCGCACGTGCCGATGCCGACTCTGAGCCTCCACAGGCACCTGCACAGCGGCGACGGTACGGACGTCGAGAACCTCGCCGCTGTCCGTAGCCTCGCGGAGCAGATTGGCGTGGGCGCCGACGAGGGCCTGGACGACCGGACCGTCCTGCGGTACCGGGTCAACGAGCACGTCTGGTACGAGCTGTTCGCCTGGCACAAGGACGGTCGGGGCAATCTCGCCGAGCTGGAGCGGTTGCGGGCCCGGGTCGCCGAGCTGGAGGCGAGTGTCGACCGCCCGGCCGAGCCGAAGCCCGAGCCGTGCGACCCGGCCCGGCACGTTCCGGCCCAGCTCCCGGACACTCGGTGCTTCCGGTGCCACGCACCCGGCGTGGTCGCGGCCTACGAGCCGGAGGACCCGACCGGCCAGCTCTACACCCGGGTCGACGACGGCGCCGAGGATCCGACCCGGCCGGGCGTGCGGGAGCCGATGCACACCGGCGCGGTGACCGACGGCGGCCTGGTCGACGAGACCGAGGACCCGTTCGACGCTCAGAACCAGGCGGGCCGAGGGGTGTCGTGGTGATGGCCGAGGTAAAGCGCGATCCGCTCGGGATCGTCTACGACTCCAGCTACGTCGACCGGCACGGGACGACGCACTACACCCGCGACAGCGCGGCCGGCAGTGGCGGCGGTCCGGCCCAGTGGTCGGACGAGCACGACTGCAACCCGATCTGCGGCTGCCACCTCGCGTCGAAGTGCCTCGGCTGCGGCGTGTGCATGAACTGCGACGGCTGCTACTGCGGCGAGGGCGGTGACTGGTGATGGCCGCCGTCGACCCGCTGTGCCTCTGCGGCATCCGGGGCTGTGTCCTCGCCGCCCAGCACGCGACGGCGTTCATCGCGGTCGAGCCGAAATGGCGGCGGCGCGGGACCCGGAAGCGCCATCGGCGCCGCTGATCTCGGCGAGGCGCCACTTCCCCGGCGCCGCGCCGGCCGACCGGCCCGGGACCGTGCCCCCTGTCGCGGTCCCGGGCCACCCCGAACTTCACACGAGCTTCACACCGACATCGCAGCTACTTCGCACGAGGGACATAGGACATGGAACTGACACTCGAACGCCGCGACCAGCAGAACAAGACCAAGGTCGTCGAGGGCGGTGGTGTGGGCCTCATGGTGACGCCCACGCTCGGCGAGGACTACTGGGCCTATCGGGTTCGGCTCTCCGGCAGGCAGGCCATCGTGGGCTTCCCGAAGTTCATGACGATCGGGATCGGCTTCGCGGTCGAGGAGGACTGGAACACCAACCTCCCGTACACCTGCTCGACCGAGGAGATCTTCAACCACATCTCGCACAACAAGGGCGACGACGCGATCGCGGACGACGACGTGCGTAACGCGATCTCGCTGATCCGGGACGCCGCTGCGGAAGACCGGGCGGCCGCGCGATGACCGACCTGCTGGAGAACCCGGACACCGGCGAGATCCCCGCCGTCGACCCGGGTCCCGACACCCGCAACCTGGCCCCGTACGAGATGACCGGCCCGGCCCTGCGCCTGTACGCGACCGGTGAGCAGCCGGCGTACGCGCCGGAGACGATCGGCGTGGTCGACGAGCCGCGGCCCGAGCCGGCCGCCGTGCTGGCGCTGGTCGACGGCTTGACCGCACCGCCGAACCCGGACCGTGGCGAGCCGACGCCGATGCCGATCCCCGGCCCGAAGCCGCCCACGAACCCGCCGCGTAGCTGGTGGGGCGTCTGGTTCGAGGCGTTCCGGGCGGTGGACGGTGCCTGACCCGATCGAGCTGCTGCCGCCGGGCGAAGCCCGGCCGGACAACCCTCGCTGGCACGAGCTGCGGCGCGCGGGCATCACTGCGTCGGAGATCGCGGTGGTCATGGGCATCAGCCCGTGGGAGTCGCCGTTCTCGCTGTACTGGAAGAAGACCAACGCGTGGGACGGCCAGGACTCCGAGCTGATGTCGACAGGCCGGCACTTGGAGGACGCGATCGCCGACTGGTGGATGGCCGAACGCGACCCGCTGCAGAACCTCGTCGGCCGTCCGGCCGGGCTGTACGCGCACCCGGAACGGCGGTGGCAGCTGGCCACCCCGGACCGGTTGATCCACCTGGTCTGCGCGTGCTGTGAAGGCCGGCCGCTCGGCAACGGATGCATCCCGGGATACGGCTGCGAGTGCTGCCGTAACACCGGTATCGACGGCCCGGCGCATGCGCTGCTGGAGTGCAAGTGGGTGGCGCACTCCTGGGACGGCTGGGGCGATCCCGACACCGACCAGGTGCCGGTCTACTACCGGGCGCAGGCGCTCTGGCAGCTCGACGTCCTGGGCGTCGACGAGGTGCATTTCGCCGCGCTCGGCCCGGGCGGCTTCCGCTCGTATCGAGTGCGCCGCGACGACAACGATCTGGCGTTGATGCGCAAGGCCGGCGAGGACTTCCACCGCCGGCTCGTCGACGGCGACCCGCCGGACCTGGACTCGCACTCGGCCACCCTCGGCGCGCTGAAGCGGCTCTACCCGGGCGTCGGCGACGGCGACGTGGAGGTCTCCGTCGAGCTGGCCGAGGAGTACCGCAAGGCCCGCGCCGACAAGGCGGCGGCTGAGGCACGGATCGACGCCTGCGAGGCCCGGATCCGCGCGCTGCTGGGCGGCGACCACGCCCGGGCGGTCGTCGGCAAGAAGCTCGTCGCCTCCCGCTCGGTCTACGAGCGCAAGGGCTACGAGGTCAAGCCCACCACCATCGACAAGCTGAACCCCGGAAGGGCCGAGTCCTATGTCTAGCCAGACCGTCAGCCAGGCCGTCGCCCAGCGGGACACGACCCCCGGCGCGCTCATCAAGCAGTACTCGACCAGCTTCGCCAGCGTCCTGCCGACGCACGTCAAGCCCGAAACCTGGGTCCGGCTGGCCCAGGGCGCGCTGAAGAAGGGCAAGCGGGTCGAGGCGCCGAACCCGAAGGACCCGAACCACCACAACCACGGCCGCTTCGAGCTGGAGCTGGCGGCCGCCAACGACCCGGGCAAGTTCCTGGCCGCCCTGCTCGACGCCGCCCAGCTCGGCCTCACGCCCGGCACGGAGCAGTACTACCTGACGCCGCGGAAGGTGAAGGGCCGGCTGGAGATCCTCGGCATCACCGGCTACCAAGGCCACATCGAGCTGATGTACCGGGCCGGCGCGGTGTCGGCGATCATCGCCGAGGTCGTGCGGGAGAACGACGAGTACCGGTACCAGCGCGGCATCGACGAGGCGCCAATCCACCGGTACAAGCCGTTCGCCCGGGAAGCCGACCGCGGGCCGCTGATCGGCACGTACGCGTATGCCCGGATGAAGGACGGTTCGGTGTCGCGGGTCATCGAGCTGAACGCCGACGACATCGCCCGTATCAAGGAGTCGTCGCAGGGCTCGTCCAGCGAGTACAGCCCGTGGGTGCGGCACGAGGCCGCGATGTGGCTGAAGTCCGGCGTCCGGCAGCTGCAGAAGTGGGTGCCGACCTCGCCGGAGTTCCGGCAGGAGCAGGCGCGGGCGGCCGGCGAAGCACAGCGGGTCGCGTCGCAGGTCGGCGAGCCGGTCGCCCATGCCGTCGAGGACTACCGCTCCGGCGCGCTGGAGGGCGAGATCGCCGAGGACGCGCCGAGCGAGGACTGGCCGGAGCCGGCGCCGATCCCGGGCGGTGAAACCGAGTGAGCACCGACGGCCAGGAGTCGCGCGGGGATATCCCGTACGAGCCGGACTATTGCGAGTGCGCCCACCTGGTCACCCTGCACGTGATCGGCGGCTCCGGCCGGCGCGGGGCGTGCTCGGCCTCGACGTGCGCGTGCCTCGGGTTCGTCGCCGAGACGCGCAGCGCCGGGGCGGTGAGTCGTGGCTGAGATCGAGATCGACGACGCGGCTCTGGAAGTCGCGCGCAAGACTGTCGAGGACGCGCTGATCGAGATGCGCGACTCGCACATGTTCATGATCGGCGGCAACGGCTTCCACGTCCGCGACCGGGACGGCTCGGAGTCGTCGATCATGCGGATGTCGACCGCCATGGGCCTCCAGTTGGGGATCAGGGC